CATGGAGCAGCAGATCGTGGCATACGGCAAGGAAATCCAGCGGCTGGAACGACAGGCTCAGATTGAAGCGGAGATGAACAAGCCCACTTCTACGCCGATTCAGGACAAGCCGAACGCAGCCATTCACGGCGATACCAAGACAGGGATTGCATCTGATGCATATCGTACTGCTTTCTGGAACAGCATTCGCAACCGCAATTTTTACGATGTCCGAAACGACCTGCAGGTTGGTACAGATACTGAGGGCGGCTATCTTGTGCCGTCTGAATTTGAACGGAAGCTGGTAGAAGCCCTGACCGAAGAAAACATTTTCCGGCAGCTGGCAACTGTTATCAAAACTTCCTCCGGTGATCGAAAGATTCCCATCGTTACTTCTAAGGGCGAAGCTGCCTGGATGGATGAGGAGGACGCATATAAGCTGTCGGATGATACTTTTGGACAGGCTTCCCTCGGTGCGTACAAGGTCGGCACGGCAATTAAGATCTCTGAGGAACTGCTGAATGATGCTGCTTTTGATTTGCCGTCCTATATTGCAAAGGAATTTGCAAGAAGAATCGGTGCAAAGGAAGAAGAGGCATTTTTCATTGGTGACGGCAAGGGCAAGCCGACTGGTATCTTTGCTGCAACGGGTGGTGCAGAGAGCGGAGCAACTACCAGTACTGCAAATATCACTTTCGATGATGTTCTGGAATTGTTCTATTCTCTGAGAAGCCCATATCGCAAAAAGGCAGTCTGGGTTCTCAACGATTCCACAGTAAAGGCACTTCGTAAGCTGAAAGACAGCACCGGAAACTATATCTGGAATCCGTCTGTGCAGGCAGGCGTGCCGGATACCATTCTGAACCGTCCGTACTACACTTCCAGTTATGTGCCGGAGATCAAGGCAGGTGCAAAGTGCCTTGCTTTTGGAGATTTTAGCTATTATTGGATCGGCGACCGTCAGGGACGTTCCTTTAAGCGACTGAATGAAGTATTTGCAATGAATGGTCAGGTTGGATTTCTCGCATCTCAGCGTGTCGATGGCAGACTGATTTTGACCGAAGCCGTAAAGACACTTGGCATGAAAGCGTAATCAGAGAAAGGGGTTGGAGTGGGTGGTAACTTTACAGGAAGTCAAGCAATATCTGCGGATTGATTTTGAGGACGATGATCCATTGCTGCTTTCCTTGATTTTCACAGCAAAACAGCTGGTCATGGATGTGGGCAGAATGGATGAAACACAGCTGGCAGAAAACGAAGATGTGGTACGGACAGCAATGCTCTACACGGTTTCCTATCTTTATGAAAACCGCAATACCGCAGACTTTTCCAAGCTGACATTAACGCTTCGTGCCATGCTGTTTGCACAGCGAGAGGATGTGATTTGATGGAAATTGGAACACTCAATCAGCGAATCACCTTTCTGGAAAGTCGTGTTGTTACCGATGCAATCGGCAATCACACCGCTGTGTGGGACGAAGCTTTTTCCTGTTGGGCAAGGGCAACCTTGAAATCTTCCGTAGAAAATACGGAAGCTGGCGTAACCAAAGAAACACAAACACTGGAATTCCTCATTCGGCAAAGCCAGCACTGGATGCCGTCCACGTCTGCGAACCGGATTTTATTTCAGGGGGCTGTCTATGACATCACCGGTATTACACTGGATTATCTGCACAAGGATTATCTGAAAATTACTGCAGAAGCCAGAAAGGCAGGGCAAAATGACCAGTATTGACGATCTTGCGGAGGAAATCATGCAGGGCTTGCAGGAATATGCAGACCTTGCGAATACCGCTATGAAAAAAGCAGTTCGGAAGTCTGCAACGCAAGTGAAAAATGAGATCTCTGCCAACGCTCCGGCAGACACGGGAAAGTATGCGAAAAGCTGGACAACGAAAAAGACTGGTGAAAACAGTCACTCTTTGGAGATGACAGTACATTCTAAAAACAGATATCAACTGGCACATCTTCTGGAAAAGGGGCATGCCAAGCGTGGCGGTGGTCGGGTATCCGGCAAACCGCATATTGCTCCTGCGGAAGAAAACGGTGTGCAGTTGCTGGAGCATTTGATTGAGGGGGCTTTGTCATGACCTACGAACAAATCGCAGAAATGATGGAGGAAATGGGACTGCCTTTTGCCTACCATCATTTTGCCGAGGGCGAGAGTCCTGCACCGCCTTTTCTGCTGTTTTTATCTCCCGGAGAGAATACATTTTCAGCGGATAATTTGGCATATTTCAGTTGCAAACAGCTGGACATTGAATTGTACACAGACAAAAAGCAGCCGGAATTGGAAGAACAGGTGGAGTCAGTGCTTTCCCAGCACGAGATTTATTATACAAAAACAGAAACATTCATTGATTCGGAAGAATTGTATGAAGTACTCTATGAGATGGAGGTTTGATCTATATGGCAATGGAGAAAAACAAGGTAAAATTCGGTCTGAACAAAGTTCACTATGCAAAAATCACCTCTTATGATGAAGAAGGTGTGCCGACTTTTGCAAAGCCGGTTCGCATTCCCGGTGCAGTGTCGCTGTCTATCGATGCAGAAGGTGAAGCATCCAATTTTTACGCTGACGATGGGGTGTACTATGTGATCAACAATAACTCTGGTTACACTGGAGATCTTGAAATCGCATTGGTTCCGCTTGAATTTGCGACAGACATTCTCGGTGAGAAACTGGATGAAAAGGGCGTTCTCACGGAAACCAATACTGCAGAAGTATCGCAGTTTGCCTTGCTGTTTGAATTCAGCGGCGATAAGAATAAAATTCGTCACTGTCTGTTCTGCTGTTCTGCCTCTCGTCCGGCAACAGAATCCAGCACCATCGAGGACGAAAAGGAAGTTAAAACGGAAACGCTGTCTTTGACCGCAACGGCATTGAACAGTGGTTTGGTAAAAACTAAAACTTGTGAGAAAACGGATGCCGAGGTTTATGAGAACTGGTACAAGGCGGTATATATGCCCAATCTGGCTGCCGCTGTACAGAGTGGTAAAGCATCCGCAGCATCTGTGAAAGCGTAAGGAGGTGGCAGTATGGCAATTCAGAAGAACATCACCATTGATGGTATTGATGTGCCGTTTAAGGCAAGTGCGGCAGTCCCCAGACTGTATCGTCTGAAATTTCGCAGAGATATTTATCAGGATTTTGCAGCACTGCAAAAGTCTGTGGGAGAAAATACAGAGGAATCCTCCGCACTGGATATTGAAAGCCTTGAGGTATTTGAGAACATCGCCTATATCATGGCAAAACACGCTGACCCAGCCGTTCCGGCTTCTCCGGATGAATGGCTGGAACAGTTCAACACGTTCAGTATTTATGAGATTTTGCCGCAGCTGATCGATCTCTGGGGTTTGAACGTAGAAACACAGGTCAAGTCTAAAAAAAACATCGCCCGATTGACCGACCGATGACAACGCCCCTCTTCCTTCTACGGTGTGTGCAGATCGGGCTGTCCCTCTCGGAGCTTGATCTGCTCACGATCGGAGTCGTGAATGATATGTTCACCGAAAAGGAAAACGACGAATATGATGGCTGGTCGGAGGTCGCTGGGCAGGCTGATTTTGACTCATTTTAAACAAAAAGAGCTCGCTTCAGTTGTGAAACGAACTCTTTCGTTGAGAATTCCGATAAACTCATCCAATCTTTTTGATTTTTGCCCTTTTTTCGCTGGCAATCGTATCAGAAAAGATCGTAGCAGCTGTAGCTTTGATGGTGCTTTCCTGAATCGTGTCAATGACATGATCGATTCCGCCTGCTTCTTTGATGTTGTGATTCATCGCAGCAGCACCACCATACCTTCTACCGTTCTCGTTAACAGCCGGACGACAAAGTTCAGCTGCAATGGGGTTTGTATGCTTCATTTCAATCCCTCCTCTCTTTCAGCTTGTGAAACAAGCGTATTTTCTTCTTGAACCAATTCTTTTTGCATCTGAAGCTGGCTACGAATAATACGGGAAATAGTAGCTTGTCCTACACCCAGAAATGCAGCAACTTTTGCTTGCGACTTCCCATATTCAACACACAGCTTGTATGCCAAGTTTGAATCGGTATCGTTTAGCACCTTTTTCATCCAAAAACCTCCAAATGAATATCGACACTTTAATTATACAGCAATATTCCTTAATTGTCAAGCACGATTAAATAACTTTTATTCTTAAACTTATTCAGATGCCATAATAGAGAGGTGAAACCGCATGGCAAACAAAATCAAGGGCATCACCGTTGAGATCGGCGGCGATACCACCAAGCTGTCCAAGGCACTGGAAGGTGTCAACAAGGACATCAAGGGCACGCAGACGCAGCTGAAAGATGTCCAGAAGCTGCTGAAGCTCGATCCTTCCAACACGGAACTTTTATCCCAGAAGCACAAACTGCTGGCAGATGCGGTGTCTGCCACCAAAGAAAAGCTGGAAGTGCTGAAAACCGCTGCAGAACAGGCAAATACGGCTCTTGCAAATGGTGAGATTTCACAGCAGCAGTATGATGCTTTGCAGCGTGAGATCATCGAAACCGAAAACGAACTGAAACGCCTGACCACAGAAGCAAACAATTCTCACACCGCCTTGGAAAAGATGGGCGTTCTGGGTGAAACGCTGCAGTCCGCCGGGGACAAAATTTCCGGTGTGGGACAAAAGCTGCTGCCAGTCACCGCTGGTGTCACAGCTCTGGGAACCATTGCCGTGAAAACTGGTGCGGATTTCGATTCCGCCATGTCAAAGGTGGCAGCGGTGTCCGGTGCGACCGGATCAGAGATAGATGCTCTCCGGGAAAAGGCTCGTGAAATGGGCAGCAAAACAAAATTTTCAGCGAGTGAAGCTGCCGAAGCCATGAACTATATGGCGATAGCAGGCTGGAAAACCAACGATATGCTCAGCGGTATTGAAGGTATTATGAATCTTGCCGCCGCTTCTGGGGAAGACTTGGCATCTACTTCGGACATTGTCACAGACGCTCTGACTGCCTTTGGTTTGTCTGCTTCGGACAGCGGACACTTTGCAGATATTCTGGCTGCCGCATCAAGCAATGCCAATACCAACGTCAGCATGATGGGCGAAACTTTCAAGTATGCCGCTCCGGTGCTGGGCTCTTTGGGCTATTCTGCCGAAGACTCTGCCATCGCCATTGGACTGATGGCAAACGCCGGTATCAAATCCTCACAGGCTGGTACAGCACTGCGTTCCGCCATTACCAATCTGGCAAAGCCAACAGATACGGTAGCATCTGCCATGGAACAGTACGGCATTTCTCTGACAGATAGTTCCGGCAAGATGTATTCTCTGCGGGAACTCATGGAACAACTCCGACAGAAATTAGGCGGTCTTTCTGAGGCAGAACAGGCACAGGCAGCCGCATCGCTGTTTGGCAAAGAGGCAATGTCCGGTATGCTGGCAATCATCAACGGTTCCCCGGCGGACTTTGAAAAACTGTCCAATGCCATTGATACCTGTTCAGATACAGTAGACGGCTACAATGGCACGACTGAAAAAATGGCGGCTGTCATGCAGGATAACCTTGCCGGACAAGTGACCATCTTGAAGTCCCAGCTGGAAGAGTTGGCGATTTCCTTTTCTGATATTCTGATGCCCACCATTCGTTCTGTGGTTTCCCGCATTCAGGAACTGGTGGACAAGCTGAATCAATTAGACCCGCAGACCAAAGAAACCATTGCAAAAATTGCACTGGTGGCTGCTGCTCTGGGTCCAATGTTGGTGGTGCTGGGAAAGACCATTTCCAGTGTGGGGACGGTCTTTTCCGCAGTGTCCAAACTGCCTGCCCTTTTCTCTACTGTGCAAGGTGGCATTGGAGCCATTACCGGAGCGTTGGGCGTGTCACTTGGTTCGCTGCTCGCCATTATCGCAGCTGTTGCCACTTTGGTGGCTGCCTTTGTGCATCTCTGGAAAACCAATGACGAATTCAAAAGCAATATCATCGCCATCTGGGAGCAAATCAAAAGCACCTTTACTGGATTGACACAGGGCATCACTGACCGGCTAAATGCTCTGGGATTCGACTTTGAGAGTTTCACCGATGTGCTGAAAGCAGCATGGGATGAACTGTGCAATCTGCTGGCTCCTATTTTTGAAGGTGTCTTTCAGAATATCTCCAATATTTTCTCTGGATTTGCAGATATTTTCTTAAATTCACTTGATGTGCTGATTGGTCTATTTACCGGCGACTGGGAACAGTGCTGGAATGGAATCAAGGGTATTTTTACGTCTATCTGGGACTTCATTGTCAACACGTTCCGCAATATTATGAATACCCTGAAAGGCATTGCAGATGTGGTGCTGGGATGGTTCGGAACAAGCTGGAACGAAGTCTGGACTTCCATCAAAACATTTTTTGTGAATACCTGGAACAGCATTGCTTCCTTCTTCACGGGAATCGTTACCGGAATCCGGGACTTTTTCGTCAACACCTGGACATCCATTTCCAATACCTTCACCACCATTGTCACTGCCATTCAGACGGTGGCAACGACCGTATTTACAGCGATCCGGGATTTCTTCACTGCCATCTGGACTGGAATCTACAACTTTTTCAGCACGATTTTCAATGCCATTTACAACGTGGTTTCTAAGGTTTTTCAGGCAATTTATAACGTCATTACGACCGTTTGGAATGCCATTTACACCACCTTAGAACCGCTGATCACGGCATTCGGCTATCTGTTTCAGACGATTTTTGAAGCCATTCAGATCATTGTGGGCAGAGTCATGGACTGGATCTCGGAGAAGATCAGTGCCATTTGGAATGCAATCGTGGCATTTTTAACGCCGATTTTAGAAGGTATCCGAACGACATTTGAAACCATCTGGAATGCCATTTCTACTACAATTTCCACGGTCTTAACGGCAATTCAAGATGTGGTGACTACGGTTTGGAATGCGGTATCTGGTTTCATTTCTTCTGTTTTGTCAGCAATCTGGAATGTGGTTTCTTCCATCTGGAACAGCATCTCCGGTACGATTTCCAGTGTGATGAATGCCATTTTTTCTGTGGTATCGTCTATCTGGAATCAGATCAGTTCTGCGGTTTCCAATGTTCTGAACGCCATCCAATCGGTGGTATCTAACATCTGGAACAGCATCAAGAGCACCATTTCCAACGTGATGCAGAGCATTTCTTCTACGGTGTCCAGCATCTGGGACAACATTCGTTCTGCAGTTTCTGATAAGATCAGTGGTATCCAGTCCACCATTCAGAATGGATTCGATGCCGCTGTGGGATATATCAGGGGACTGGCTTCCGATGCTTGGAACTGGGGACGGGACATCATTCAGGGAATCATTGACGGCATTCAGAGTGCCATCGGTTGGTTGGCGGACTGTGTCACCAATGTTGCCGATACCATTCGGGATTTCCTGCACTTCTCTGTACCGGACAAAGGGCCGCTGACAGACTACGAGAGTTTGATGCCGGACTTTATGAAAGGGCTGGCAGAGGGCATTGACAAGAGCAAGAAGTATGTGGAAAAAGCAGTGGGCGGTGTGGCGAAAGCCATGCAGCTGACCATGGATTCTGATCTGAATTACAGCTTGCACGGGATTTCCGGAGCGATGCTGCCCGACAGTTCCGGTGGAACGGTGAACAATTATTACAATACCGACAACCGGAAAACGGTGAATCAGACGAATCAATCGCCGAAGGCACTGTCACGGTTGGAGATTTATCGGTTGACACGGAATGCGTTGAATGTGTAGTTATAGTTCAATACTGTCTACTGTATTTTTTAATTGTGCAAAATCACATTCCATTACAGGGAGCTTTTTTAGAGCATTCAATGAGATGGATTTTGCTGTTAAACTATACGCATTCAATTTTTTCGTTGGAAGAACAAAAAAACGCCATTGTGATACATCTGTAGGTTGAATTTTTGCTTGCTCCTGACAAGTAAGCAAACAAAAAATGTAAATATCCGCCTGACGCTTTTTTTCTTTTTCATAGGAACTGTTTTCATAATTCCACCCATAAGATGGTTGGATGCTAAACTTGATTGCCGATAATTTATCTTGTGCCCAAGTTTGAATATATGCAGAAGATTTTACTTCAATACGAATTTTGTCTTTATACAAGAGATCATATTTTCCCCATGCTTGTCGTGGCTCTTGTATTTTAAGAGAGAGACGAACCAAATACTCAGCAAAGATCCCTCTTTCGGTGTTTCCAAGTAAATCAGAATGTGCCCAGCTCCAATACTCAGAAAGTGTAGATAATTTTTCTCCATTTAAGCCAGTTATGGCTTGTTGTCCGCTTAGCTGGCTTGGAGAAATTGCGGGGTATTTATATTTATCGCTCATAGCAGCCTCCAAATTGTTATATCCAATTATACCACACCCCACCAGAAAAAACAAGGAGGTATCTCATGTATTTCACTCTTATCCTCGAAAACGAATCCGGCGAACAAGTGAATTTGTCCGCCACCGCCAACCAATACATGACCTCCAAAGTCGAAGGTCTGAATCCTCCTACCGGAACAGTCAGCACTTCAAGCTATGCTGGCATGAATGGCAGCTACCTCAACAACGCCTTCATTGAAAAACGAAACGTAGTCATCTCCTTTGCCATGCGTGGCATTGGGATCGAGAAACGGCGGCATCAGCTGTATCATGTGGTCAAGCCGTCCCGATACATCAAGATCTGGTACAAGACGGCGAACATCGATGTCTATGCCGAAGGGTATGTAGAAACCTGCGAGGTGTCAAATTTCGAGCAGCAGATCAGCGGACAGATCTCCATTCTCTGTCCGGACATTTACTGGTACAGTCGGGATATTTTCTATGCCTATTACAGCGGCATCACCGGAGCATTTCACTTTCCCTTTCCGGAGAGCGATGCTCCGTTTCCTTTGGGTGTGTACTCCAACAGTAATCTGTTCTCTATCACCAATGATGGCGATGAAACCGGATTCACGCTGCGAATCGAGGCATTGCCCAGCGACATTCCACAGGAAATAGCGGCAGTGACACCGACCATCTACAACGAAAATGGCGAATATCTGCAAATCAAAGGTGATATTCTGACCGGCGATGTCATTACGGTTACTACGAAAACCGGAAACAAAACGGTCACCTTAACCAGAAACGGCGTGGACAGCAATATCCTGAACCGGCTGGTTTCCGGCTCGACTTGGCTGACCTTGAAGGAAGGCACAAATATCTTTCGGGTCGAGGCAGTACGTGGGGTGAAAAAGCTGCGAGTGACCTTGATGCACCGCAATTCTTATCTGGGGGTTTGAGAAATGCAGTTGGAAATTTACAATCTTATCGCAGAAGAAAACCGCATTTCTGTTTCTTTGGAAGCCATCTGCGACAGTTATTCTTCGCTCTTATGGGACATTGAGTTCTACCAGTGCGGCTGTTTCGAGGTGTATATCGCTGCCAGTCCCCAGAATGTATCCATCTTTCAGCGTGGCAGGATTGTGGCGAGGAGTGATGATGCACAGCACTTCGGCATCATTGAATCTTTGCAATTGGAAACCGATGCCGAGAAAGGCGATTATCTGACAGTCACCGGACGGTTTCTTGCCTGTCTGCTGGAACGAAGAATCATCTATCCCACCATCACCGCAAACGGCAGCTATGAGGACATCGTCCGCAAGGTGCTGTCCCGCAATGTGATTTCTGCCGGAATCCGCAATCTGCCCGGTTTTTCCATGGGCACGGTTTCCGGTGACTGCTGGCAGAACACCGCACGAATGCAGGTCAGTTATGACAACATCTTAGAATGGCTGTACAGCCTTTGTGAAACCATCGGCGGTTCGGCAAATGTGCGGCTGGATGGAAATAAACTGAAATGCAACCTGTTTTCCGGAACAGACCGCAGTTTGTTGCAGGATGACAATCCCCACATTGTATTCTCCGATGCGTACAACAATCTGCTGTCCTTTTCCTATGCAGCAGACGATGCGGTGCAGAAAAACTTCGCCTATGTGCTGGGCTGTGGCGAGGGCAATGCCAGAAAGCGAACCACCTTCTGTTCCGGTATAGAGCCGACCTATCTTGACCGCTATGAGGTCTATGTAGACGAGCGAAACACGGCACAGGAAGAAGATGTGACGGATGCGGAATATCTGGAGATTTTGAAAAGCAGCGGTGCAGAACATCTGGTGCAGCCCAAAACGGCATCGGAATCTGCCATCGCTGCTTTTTCCACCCAGTATCAGTACAACAAGGACTACTTTGTGGGCGACTATGTGACCGTGGAACAGAGAAGATTCGGCTTGATTCAGCCGAGAATTCAACTGATCGGCATGGTGGAAAGTTTCGACCAGAACGGCAGAAGTCTGACACCGACATTTAAAGAAATGGAGTGAGCATATGGCATTTTCCTATGGATTTTTTAACGCACAAAACCTTGACCGGGTGTATACCGCAGAGGATTTTACTGCATATCTGTCCAGTTTGATTTGCAACGGGATTCTGGATACTTACCGGCAGTGTTTTGCACCAACAATTAAAAATTTATCCGTTACATTCGGCACGGGCAAGGCGTGGATCGATGGACACTATTTTATCAGTGATACCCTGCATACCATCGACCTTTCTTCTTATGTAGATGAATCTCTGAATCGTTATGTAGCGATCGGAATCTACTGTGATCGTTCCACTCGTACCTGTGGGATTCGTGTTCTGGCAGGTACAGCAGCCACAAGTCCAACCATTCCCACCTTTACCAACAACAATGTGACGACTTATCTGACTTTAGCAGTTGTAAGACTGCGTGCTGGAACGACAGCTATTCTGGATTCTGACCTGACAGACTGCCGTGCGGACGATAGTAAATGCGGATACTGCAAGTGCATTCTTGGCAAATGCAGAGTGACGGAGATGCTCTCTGAAATGGCAAAGACGAATGCCACACTGGACGAACTGCAAAAGCGGCTGGATGCGATGAACAGCCAGATTTCGGAACTGCAAACCAAGGTAGATGACTTGACGGCAGGCGAAATTGTAGCAACTGGACAGTGCGGTGAAAACATCTACTATGTTCTCTATGACAATGGCAAACTGCTGCTGCGTGGCACGGGTGCAACCTATGACTATACTTCTCATGATTCTGTGTTCTATCAAAACGACCAAATCAAGGAGATCGTGTTCAGCAATGGCATTACTGGTTTGGGCGATCGTCTGTTCTATCATTGTTCCAATGCGAAAACGGTATCTCTGCCGGCTACGCTGACCAGCATTGGGAATGCCGCTTTTGCACAGGAAGATGCCGTAAGCAACTATACCGCTGGTCTGACTTCCGTTACGATTCCGCAGGCGGTTACTACGATCCAGTCATATGCCTTTTATCACACCGCCATTGCAGAAGTCACTGTGCCTGCCAGCGTGAAAACATGGGGAAAGTATGTTTTCAGCGGCTGTGCAAAGCTGAAGACTGCTCGTGTTGCGTGTGATTCCATTGGTGCTTTTGCGTTTACAAGATGTACAGCATTGTCTAGCCTTACCATTTCTGCGAATTGCAGAACCTTTGGGGAAAATATGCTGACATACTGTGAAAGTCTAACAGCCATCACATATGAAGGAACGATCGCTCAGTGGAACGCCATCACCAAACCGACCAACTGGATGTCCTCCGGAAAGCATTTTTACAATGACTATCTGCAAAAAATCCAGTGTACAGACGGCTATTTGGAATATGATCCTGAAAATGATGTGTGGGACGAGGTGATAAACGGATGATGAAATTTTTAGTGAAACAGCAAAAAATCGAAGTGTTGGAGCGAGAGATCATTGCTTCTGACCAGATCGCATTTGTTTCGGTGAAGTTCGTGTTCGATGGAGCTTGGAAAACGTTGCACAAAGTGGTGCAGTTCACGCAGTGCGAAGAAACATACAACGTGGTGCTTGGCACAGAGGGAACGACTTGCTTGCTGCCTGCCGAACTGCATCCCGGTACAGTGAAGATGAGTTTGTTCGGCTACGATGCAGAAAGCGATACTACACTGCGTGCGACAACCGTACCGGTAACTCTTCACATTCGACCATCCGGCTTTGTGGAGGACGGTGCAACACCCATTCCGCCCACACCGGATCTGTATACGCAACTTTTGAAAAAGCTTTCCGAAATGCAAACTGGAGCAAACGGAAAGGATGGCCGTTCTGCTTATGAAATTGCCATAGAAAACGGTTTTGTAGGGACAGCTGCAGAATGGCTGGAAAGTTTGAAAGGCATGAATGGTGTTGACGGTAAGGATGGAAAAGATGGTGCAGATGGTTTGCCCGGTAAGGACGGCATTTCTCCGGATTTGACAAATTATCCGGATACCGATGCTGTAAAAGCACTGATTCAAGCTGCGGTTCAACCTCTTTTACAGCAGGCACATGTTCATAAAAATCTGAATGTTTTAGATGATTTGACGGCAGATGAACTTTCCTTGCTGCGTGCTCTTCAGGCATTCGAGGATGATACAACTTACAATATCCAAACATTCCGGGAAGCCATTGCAGCATTGAATGAAAAGGCACATACCCACGAAAATCAATCCGCATTGAATCAGATCACCGCCGCTAAAATCGCACAATGGGATGCTTTTGGCACACAAATCAATGGGCTTAGCACAAAGGTTACAGTCTATTCGGAAAAGACAGAACGCACTTTGGAGAGCCTGCAAAAGCAAATCGATAATCTGACAAACGGCAGAAATTACACCATTCTATTTCAGTCCGGACAGGATGCCATTTCGACCTATGCATCAAATCTCAGTATGATTCTGGACGGCAGGTATCAGACAATGGCGGATTTCTTGACTGCTTATCCGCAGTTTTGCAGTGCAGAAAATGATTTCGTGTTGTCCTATTCACAGGCGTGTTTTAACTGGGATAAGTCGGTCTTGACCGTTTGTACAAAGTCTCTGTCCTTGACGAAAAACGCTGAAATCGTGGTGTCCTATCAGTCAGGTTCCAGCGAAGCCGGAAGGCTGTATCTGGTGCAGAAACCGCAGAAGATCGACATTCCTATTGGCGTGTATGTGAATACAGAGATCGATGCAAATCGTGCGGTTTCTCTGGATTTCCAATGGCTGCAGTCGGACACCTTTATCACCACCATCACAGAATGCACCAGCATTTCTGACGGCGAATATTACCTTGCCTGGGTGGGCAGAAGCAACAATTCTCATCCGAAAATCCGATTCCTGAAAGTACTGGAGGACTAAAAATATGATGAAAGATACCATTTGTGTGGCTGTCGGCTTGGTCGGCGGCTTTTTTACTGCCATTTTTGGCGGCTGGGACTCCGCTTTGGTGACACTGGTCGTCTTTATGGCAATCGACTTTTTCACCGGCATCATCATCGCTATGATGAAAAAATCCAAACACACGGAAAGCGGCGGACTTTCTTCCAAAGCCGGCTGGTTCGGTCTGGCGAAAAAGGTTTGCACCTTGATGCTGATCGTCGTTGCAGTTCGGATGGATATTCTGCTGAATACCAACTACATCCGAGATGCAGTCTGCATCAGCTTTTGCCTGAATGAACTGCTTTCCATTGTGGAAAATACAAGTTTAATGGGGATCCCGTATCCGCCTGCAATCAAAAAAGCAATTGATGTTCTGCAAACGAAAATCGGCAGAACAGAAGAAACGACCGACAAGGAGGATAAGTAATATGGCGATTTTAAGACCAGATGCAACAACGACATTTGGCGGTGTCACCGTCAACGAGTATTTACTCACCAAACATAATCCCAACCGCATTGATATGCCCTCTGTTTCCATGGCAGGGAAAATTATTGGTGTGACTGTTCACAACACAGACTGGATCACCGTAGCAAGCGGCACGACCCCTGCGGAACAGTACACAAGGGCAACGGTCAATAACAATATGAAGGACGTGCGTGTCCACTATTATGTGGATAACGTGTGTGCATGGCAGAATCTGCCCCACAGCCTGAGCGGCTGGCACGCCGCTGACGGTTCTGGGAACGGCAACAGAAGAACCATCGCCATCGAGTGCATTATGTCCTCTGCGTACAATTCTACGGATAAGAAGTCGGAGGACAATTGTGCGAAACTTGCCGCAGCACTTCTGAAACAGTATGGATTGGACATCAACCATCTCTATACCCATACCCACTGGCTCAATGTTCGTGACGGACGAAATGGAACTGTTGACCAGTTGAATACCATGTACAATCGGTACAAGATGTGTCCGGCGTACATCTTGCCACATTGGGCGGAGTTAAAGAAAAAGGTACAGTCTTATTTGAATGCAGGAACTTCCACTATTTCTGCACCTTCTACAAAGCAGATTTACCGGGTGAGAAAGTCTTGGGCAGATGCAAAGTCGCAGCTGGGAGCATATTCTTCCTTAGAAAATGCGAAGAAAGCCTGTAAAACGGGATACTCTGTATTTGATGCCAACGGAAATGCGGTCTACACCAATGGCAGCCAGTTCACCAAGGGACAGAAGGTTACTATTCGTGCCAACACACCTCTGTTTGCCAGTGCAGAAACTACATCTGTAACCAGAAGAATCAGCGGCACTTACTATCTCTATGACGGCATTGCCTGCAAGAACGGCCGCTATCGGATCACCACAAAGCCGGAGTTCTGCGGAAAAACACCGGTGGGACAGTATGTGACTGGTTATATTTCTTGGGATAATTTTGGGGTGATCGGATGAATGCAGAACAAAAAGACCAGATCCGGCAGCTGCACAGCAGCGGTCTGGGTTACAAAAAAATCGCAGCCCAATTAGGGCTGTCTGTCAACACCGTGGCTTCTTTCTGCAAACGGCAGAGAGGAAGCGAATCCTGCCCACACTGTCCGCAGTGTGGGCGTTCTGTTGTGCAGACACCGCACCGAAAGCCGAAACGATTCTGTTCCACACAATGCCACAACACTTGGTGGAATCACCATGCTGTATCGGGGGACGGCAAACAACAACAGCTCTGCCCTATCTGCAAAGAGCCGTTTTTTGCCTATCCCAGTTCGCACCGAAAATATTGTTCCCGTCTTTGCTATGGGAAGCACAGAAAGGAAATGGCTCATGGAAAAAGAACATTACCATAAGATCATTACGTATCAAACCACAGTTTCGATTTTGAAAAGCTGGATGCGTGCTGGATTGGTCACGCCGGAGGAATTCCAAAAAATCAACACCATAATTGCCGAACGTTCCGGCTTATCTTTGTGCAGTATATTCCTTGACTCCTGCCCGATCGTACGGTAATATGTCATCGGAAAGGGGGAGATTATCACGGCACGAGTGATACAAAAAGTTGCATTTCCACAGAAAAAGCCGTTCCTGTTGAAACGGACGGCAGCCTATGCCAGAGTGTCCAGCGGAAAAGATGCCATGCTCCATTCTCTGTCGGCACAGGTCAGCTATTACAATCAGCTGATCCAGAGCAATCCGGAGTGGCTGTTCTGCGGTGTTTATGCAGATGAGGCATTGACGGGAACAAAGGAAAATCGGGCGGAATTTCAAAAGCTGCTGAACCGGTGCCGGCGGGGAGAAATCGACTTGATTCTGACAAAGTCCATTTCCCGTTTTGCACGAAACACGGTCACCCTGCTGGAAACGGTACGGGAACTGAAAACACTGGGCGTTGATGTCTATTTCGAGGAACAGCGGATTCATTCCATGAGTTCAGACGGCGAGCTGATGCTTTCCATTCTGGCATCTTACGCACAGGAGGAAAGCTATTCTGCCAGCGAGAACAAAAAGTGGCAGATGCGAAAGGACTTTGAACAGGGAAAAGTCGGGAGTATGCGAATGCTGGGCTACCGGCGAACCAAGTCCGGAAAACTGGAAATTGTACCGGAGGAGGCGGAAATCGTCAGAATGATTTTTCTATATTATCTGTCTGGTATGGGTAAGCTGGCAATTGCCAAGAAACTGAATGAACAGCAGATATGCACGGTGCGTGGCTGTGCATGGACGACAGAGGACGTAAGGCGAACGCTCCGCAATGAAAAGTACACCGGAAACCTGTTGCTGCAAAAAAGTTTTCGGGAAAATCACATTACCAAGAAAAAGGTGGCTAACATCGGACAGCTTCCGCAGTATTTTGTTGCCGGTTCGCATGAAGCCATCATTTCGCAGGAACAGTTTGATGCGGTGCAGAAACAAATGGCGGAACGACAGAAAAAATATGCCGGTTCCTGTACCATAAACCGATATCCATTTACGCAGAAAATACGATGTGCCTGCTGCGGCAAGTATTACCGCAGAAAAACGACTGTGACCGGTGTGGTCTGGATTTGTTCCACTTACAACACCAAAGGGAAAAAATACTGTCCAACAGCAAAACAGATTCCGGAAAATACGCTGATTTCTGCCTGCTGTGATGTTTTGGAAATATCGGAATTTGATGCGGAGCGATTTGCGGAACAAATCGAACAGATTCAGATTCCTGCACCCAATGAACTGCAATTTTGCTTTTCAGACGGAACGGAACAAACTGTATCTTGGAAAGACCGTTCCCGTTCGGAAAGCTGGACGGCGGAAATGCGAGAGAAAGCGAGGCAGAAAAAATGGCGACAGTCCTAAAAATACCGGCAAAGTTTCATCCCATAACGCATTTACCGGAAACCAAGGTGCAGAAACGCAGAGTGGCAGCCTATGCCAGAGTTTCCACGGATTCTGAGGAGCAGCAGACCTCTTATGCTGCACAGGTAGATCGCTACACCAAGTACATTCAGGAACGGGCAGACTGGGAGTTTGTTGCAGTCTATACCGATGAGGGCATTTCTGCCCTGAATACCAAACATCGGGACGGTTTCAATCGCATGGTGGCAGATGCTCTGGACGGCAAGATCGATTTGATTGTCACCAAGTCAGTCAGCCGGTTTGCACGAAACACCGTAGATTCTTTGACAACTGTGCGAAAGCTGAAAGAAAAAGGCGTGGAGGTGTTTTTTGAGAAAGAAAACATCTACACGCTGGATTCCAAGGGCGAGCTGCTGATTACCATCATGTCCAGTCTGGCACAGGAGGAGAGCCGTTCTATTTCGGAGAATGTAACTTGGGGACAGCGAAAGCGAATGGCGGACGGTAAGGTCAGCCTGCCGTACAAGCATTTTCTGGGCTATCGAAAAGGAGCAGATGGCTTGCCGGAAATTGTGCCGGAGGAGGCGGAGATTGTTCGGAACATCTATCGTTGGTTTATGGAGGGGAAAACGCCGACTGGCATTGCGAGAACATTGACAGAACAGGGCGTTCCGACACCTGCCGGCAAGGAACAATGGTGTTCCAGCACAGTGAAAAGCATCCTGACCAATGAAAAATACAAGGGTTCTGCTCTATTACAAAAGAGATTTACGGTGGATTTCCTCACGAAAAAATCTAAGGTGAATGAGGGTGAAGTGCCCCAATACTACATTGAGGAAAGTCACCCTGCCATCATAGTGCCGGAGGAATTTGAACTGGTGCAGGCAGAATTGCTGCGGAGGCAAAACCTGCGGCGGCAATACAATGGGAAAAGCATATTTGCTGCCCGGCTTGTCTGCGGCGACTGCGGAAATTTCTTCGGAGCAAAGGTCTGGCATTCCAACAGCAAATACCGGCAGGTGATCTGGCAGTGCAATCACAAATTCCAAGGGGTGTGCAAATGCCAGACACCCCATTTGCAGGAGAGCGTCATACAGCAGCGGTTTCAGGCAGCCGTTCAGGAATTGCTGCAAAAGCGAAAAGCAGTTCTGGAAAACTGTCAGGTGATGCTGGAACTGCTTACGGACTGTACAGATTTAGAGCGTCAATTGCAGGAACTGGAAACGCAGAAAATGCGAATTTCGGAACAGGTGCAGGGATATGTTCGGGAGAACAGTGAAATTGTGCAGGATCAGGAAAAGTATGAGGAACGGTATCAGGCACTGGTGGGACAATACGAACCGCTGCAGAAACAAGAAACCGCCCTGCAGGAACAGCGAGCAGAGCGGTTGGCAAGACGAGAACAGATTCAAGGATTTCAAAGAATATTGACCGGACAAAATGGGATGCTGCCAGAATTTGATACACAATTGTGGCTGGCTGCTGTAGAAAAAGCAGTGGTGCATCGAGATGGAAAAATCGTGTTTGTTTTGAAAGATGGGACGGAGTTGGTGCAGAAAATTTGAGGGGAGTGGGGTGCAGAACGCACTCCCTTTGCTTTTCGGGTGTGCATTGTATCATTTGTGACGTGCGTTTCCAGAAGCAGTTATCTGAAAGATAACTGAAAGCAGGAAAAGCACGCAATTTCGGTACTTTATCGAGGCTGCGTGCTTTTTTATTGGTGTTTTTTCGTTGTATGAAATGATTCATTTTTCGAAAAAAATTGAATTTGACCCCAAAACATCAAAAAAAGAATACGGCAAAGAAAATATTCTCTTTTTTATTGAGTTTTCAATTTAAATGTGGTATAATGTAGATAATAAAATTATATTTTTCACGGAAGGAAAAATCATATGTCACAGCCTTATAGCATGCCGATATGAGATTTACTTTGTAAATACTATAATCAGTTAAAGCGAAATAAAGATGGTACAATTGTTTATGATAAACAATTTAAAGAAGTGACAGAAAACCTTTTGAATCTTGAATGCTTAGATTCTTCGTTATACAGCACTTATGATGCATTCTTTCATGCGGTAACAAATGGTTCTGTTTTGTATGACAAACAGCAGAAAGCATCTGAAAACGCAGATACAATAAAACCAGTTGGGATAGAAGATATTTTAAATAAGTTAAGGGGCGTAAGAAAAGGATCAGTCAATACACCGAAAATTGTAAACGCTCCTAATAGCACAACATATAAAATTCCAGAAGGCAGCAGGTCTAAATACAAATATGTGAATGATGTGCTTACAGATGAAATCTGGAAATATTGGAGGCCAGGAGAACAGATATTCATTTCGGCTGGTACAGGAAGAGGAAAAAATACTTTTATCAAAAAAGAGCTGTTAAAAAGTTGCGGCAGTCAAAAAGTTGTTATCTTTGAAAACAGACAATCCCTGATGCAGCAACAAATTATTGATGTGATCTCTGAAATTGATCCGGAGATTTTGAAATATCAGGATCTTTCAGAAGAGAATATGGTAATATTCGGTTCTTATAGAAACATCATGATGATCTCTTACCAATGTGCCGCTTTGAAGTGTCTTTATCCAGATACAAATTTTCTGAATTTTTTCTCACATGCAAGATATCTTATATTCGATGAAGCACATTACATATTGGATGATGCTCCATACAATAAGGGCATCAGCTTTTTTGTACAAACATTTTTGGAAAATCCATTTCCTGCTGCAACCAAGATATTTATGTCTGGTACAATGGAAGAGGTTTATGAATATGTCCAGCTGTTGAATGCCTTCCCAGAAGAACCAATAGATATAATCGAAGAAAAGAAACTTCTGGATGAAAAAGGCAGTAATAATAATCATCATAAATTAATAAGAGATCTACAGCATTGCCAAAGCCAAAATTCCATACTCTCACTGCCGACAGATTACTCGTATATTGAACCATATCAATACAAGAAAACAGAGGATATCTGTACAGAAATTTCCAAGTCGCCATCGTATGAAAAGTGGTTAATTTTTGTGAAATCCATTGAAGATGGTGCAAAGTTAAAAGGAAAATTAGAGCTTGTGTTCATAGCAAAAAAGTGGTATAATAGGAGATATGAAAAAAGAATATCAAGCAACAAATTACGAAAGTGATTTGACAGACAAACAATGGGAAGC